TTCTTTTTTAGTTTTTTCTGTTAAGTGAGGCGCATCATCCCACCCCGCCTGCACCATTTTGGTAATGCCTTTCTCGGCTTTTTTCATGAAGTCGAGAATCATTGCAGTAATACCCTCTAACGGGGTAAACGTAATGATTACAATACCTTCTGTGGTCGCTGTACGCGTCAAACACTCCGTGTAAACGTCTTGCGGTGGTTCCTCATCAAGATGGATAAGATGCTGTGCTGTACCCTCAAAAGAACCACGGCCCTGTTGGTATGACTTGAGGCCAAGCTTGGACCACTTCCCACTCTTATGTTTAATTAAAACGGTATCAGCTAAATCCTGAACGCCCTGACGCCACGAAATTTTGCCAATTAAGTGCTTAGGAATAAGACCAGTACCGTCAAAGGTCTTTTTGCCTTTTTCATAAATAACGTTACCAAGTAACTCAAGCTGGATAATGTCACGTGTTGTTTCATTACTTTTACCAGCCACCCACGCTCTGATCTCATGGTCAAAGCGCTTACCTTCCCACCAATGAGGGTATAAACCTGTTAAATGGTAAACATCCTCAGTACAGCCTGTTACCGTCTTACCTACACGGTTTCCCGCCATAAATAAACGGCTTCTAAACTCTGCACCAGCTTTAAAGAAAGCCATGTGTTTGGTATAGAGAGCACGCTTTAATGGGCCTTCATCTGGAAACAAACCAAAGAGTTTGCAATTCTTTCTTTTTTCGTATTCTTTTAATAATTTTCTTAGTTTTAATCGTTTATCTCTTGGCATTGCTGCCAATAATCTAGATCTCGAATCCTTCGATAAGCTCTTGAATTTCGCTATCCAGTTCTTCGTCAGACATATTTCGTTCGTCTTCGTCTGGTTTTTCGCCTGCTTCAATTACTTTGATCTCTGCTTGTGTCTTACGCATTAAGAGCAACTGTTGCTCTAATCGTGCGATAAGGGCCGTTAGGCGTGTAAACTCATTGTTGAAGTCCCTACGTTGATAAATGCGTTTTCTTTCAAAAATTTCGCTTTCTTTTTCTTTAACCAGATCTTCGTCACCGTCTGGATCATAATATTCGTCACATTCTTCGGCGCTTTTTTCCATATTCTGAATAAAGCCACCTTCTTTTCCCTCAGTAACAATTGTTTTTTCTTCGATTCGATCAATAACGGGTGCATCATTTGTGTTTTTGTGCCACTGCAGTAGGTTAAAGAGTTGTATACGGGCAATTGCCAGTTCTGTTTCAACGCTTCCCTGCATTTCTTTCGCTTCATCAATCTGTTGATTGGTGAATAAGCGGGAATAAATGCCATGTTTGAGAGCATTTTTATTGCCTTTTGGTGCACCCTTGGATGCACCGCCATGTAGGTAGCACTTGCCAGTACCAACATGGTCAGTTCTGTAACCTGCTGGGTGCTGGCAAGGCTTACCACTTCTCGTTTTTGCACCACACTTCTTAGACATACACTGGTGCTACTCACAATAAAAAAGACCGCAACGAACAGTAGTTAGGACAAGACGTCCACGGTCAAACTGGTTAAGCTTCATTCGTACTAACTTGGCCGTCACTATTAAGTACGGGTAGGTTGTAACGAGAAGCTAAAGGTAACTTTTGAGTGCCTACCCATCGGTAAGCAATGACGCGATCTGTAGAGAACGGTTTAATATTGACTGCATCAGATTGGTTGCCGCCTAATACCATGATGTTTCCGCGCTGGTCCTTACCAACAACAAAACCTACATGGCCACCACCTGAACGGCTGAACACAACAACACAGCCATAAGCAGGTTTACTTAAACTTGTGCCTGCTTCGGCCCATGATTTTGCTCGATAGAAGTCTTTCGGAATCTTCTTAGGATCACTTCCCTTTGCAATGCAATAACCTGCAAATGCTCCACACCAAGCCGTGTCATCGTCTCGAATCCACGTCTTTTGATTGGTAGCTTGGAATGCTACTTCCCACATAGAAACAATTAAGGGGTTATGCTTAACCCCTTTAATTTCATGTGTTCCGATTCGTGCACGACCTGCAGCTAACCAACTCAATTCACTCTGCACGACTGTCATGCTGAACAACTCCCATAAATTTGTGATGGTTCTTGTAAAAACCGACTGAAAAGCAGCAAAGGCTTATCACTAAAGCAATCCACGCATAACTCACAGAAAAAATGCCCATTAGTGAACCAATGAGCATTGAAATAATTCCGTTATGCGTTGCCAAACAACGTTTAATTGGAATCAATAAGATTATTCCCATTGTTATTCCAACTAATAACCACGCAACTTGAAGGCTATTCATGATTACCCCCTTTGCCACCCATCCAGCGGTCAATCCATTTCTTCGCAAAGTCCATAGCTACTGGTAAAACATCGAAGACTAAAGCCTTTAAGCTAGGAACAATTGCAGGCGCTACGAACGAAACACCGCCCACCCATGCTGGGTGAACAATCGATAAGTCACTTTCGTAATAAGCGATATAGAAAAGTGCACCTAACGAGCCAAAGAGCGAATACACAAACTTCGCCAAAGGCTTAATAGGTGTCACGCCGTCTGGATCTGGCGTTAAGACAGAAGCTAAGCAACCGACACACATCATTAATAGACATAGGCCGATGATTAGCTCATTTGAATAAAGAGAAATGGCATCGTTATAAAGCTGTCCTGCGTTCGCTCTCCTAAAGAGAGATACTGCAGGAATACTTACAACAACACCCAATCTCACAAGTAAGCCGAACATATTAAGTCCCAATTGCAATAAAACTTTCGGCTGTGGGACTCGTATTCGGCTCTTACAGCCTAAATACTTTTTTCTATTTGAATGCGTTCTTTCAAAATATTGTTGTACTGGTTTTGATGGAACTTTTGGCGACTCATAAGCACCCATTGTTGGTCTGAAATATATTCAGGCTTATGAGTAACATTAAGGGTTTTATTCAACGCATCTGTTTTGATCTGCAGTTCAGCTTGTTCAAGCTCAACACGCTCTAACCAGCTATCAGGAATTTCACGAAAGTTCAATTCAAATACAGAAGCAGCTACGGGATAGAAATCATCTTGATTTGCTTTAACAACCCAATCGCCAGCATTAACTGTTTGTAGGCCATGAAGCGTAGCTAATTCAAATGAGCGAATATCACGGGATTTGATTTCAGACTCAGTATAAATACCAGTATTAATCCAACGCTGAATATCAACCATATCACTGGTTGAACCCTTAAATTGAACCGCTTCGACTTCTACAGGCTTTTTAACGAACTTAGGCATACACACCCCCTACAATCTCCCAATCTTCCGCTAGAACGTCTGTGACCGAAGGAACCCACATTGCATGAGAACCGTTAGCCATTCGGATTTGTAAGTAAGGCTCAACTCTGAATAAATCACCCTCGTTCATTCCCCAAGCTTCTGCAGTTTGCTTGTTGCATGGAATGCCTTGAGGGTATCCTTTCTGGTAAACAACAAACATGCCTTTACCATTCCATCCTGCCCGTGCAACACGTGCGCCTCGCTTAAGTAATTCAACCGCATCACCAAAGCGTAAAGCACCACTTGCTTTATATGACTCTTTGAAAACGTCTGCAGGCGACCATGAGATATAACCTACATGGTTATGGTGATTTGGTTTTCCACCATCCATGTATTCAACTAAAAATCCTTGTTCTGCAGGATCTTCATTTTCAGGGACTTTCCAACCACGATAGTCACAGTATTCTTGCTTAGTTTGAGGTAAGGCTAGGACAGATTTAATACCGACATATAAATATTTTGGATTGCCGTAAATAATCATAGTCTATTCATCACTTCTATTAGTTTATTTTGTGCCGCCAAGCCTACATTTACATCAAGACCATTCTCTTGAGCCACACGAAGCAAAAAAGCCGCTGTAGTTAATTCTTGGCTCTGATTCTGTTTATTGAGTGCTTCTGTAGCGATTGCATGTGCTGAATTAGCTGCTGAAATTGCACTAGAAGCGGTTAATTCAGCATTTTCAAGACGCTGGATAGTTGTTTCATCAATACTGGCTGAATGAGCTTTAATCGTTTCACCATAGACAGGCTCTTGTGGTTTACTTATGTCTTCTACCATTTTTGCCAACATATTAACTTGCTCAGTTAGACGCTCTACTTTTTGCTTCATACTCATTGAATCAAAACCTTTTTTATGGCCATAAAAAAAACCCACTCAATTGAGTGGGCTTCTTTTGTTGAATAATCTAATTTTTTGCGCTGAAAAGATAAACAACCTCTGTGATTAATATGCTTTAGAGGCAACTATCAACCACTAGATACAAGATTATATAAATGGGAAGTAACATTCAATACGTTTTGTTTATATTTTTGATAGTTTTATTTTTAATTGTTTATTGAAACATCACTGTAATAAGTCTATCATTAGCACAAATCGTAACTCATTTGCGGTTTTACTCTCCTTTCTTCGCATAAAGTGGCTATCAACTTATTTAAGATGATAGCCATTTTACTTTTCATTATCTAAAAAACTTATTAAAAATTAGTTATTTTCTTGATCTGATTCTCAATTCTAACTAATCTATCCGACAATCTGGTTAGCTCGGACAACAACGCACCTGCTCTAAAATCAACGTTCACAAATTTATTTTTGTTATTTATAAAATTTATATATTCCCTGTATTTTTCTTTATATATACCCAATATTTCATTATATTTTACTCGCATCTTGTATTGATCACTATTAAGAATGTTAGGCTCGCCACTAGATATAAATACAATAGGCAGGCCCTCAAAGTACCTAAGATCACAAAAGTCCACACCCAATTCCAAACTCAATAAAGTATGAATCTTTGGCGGCATTTCTATAGCTGCAGCACAGTCTAAACCCTGAATTTTTGTTTTTAAATCAATGCAAAGCACAACAATCACCAAATTACACCTTTGTTGCGCTTATATTAAACAGGTAAGTCAAAAATCACACATTAATATTTTTATCAATACTTAGGCTATTATTTAGGCATATACGCGAAGTGACAATGGCCAAGATGATTCCCCTTAATCACCTTCATAGGGTTGTTTTGCTAAAACGGGTAATCAACCCCAAAAATTACAAAAATATATACATAAACCATTGTTAAATATATATTTATTCATTTTTTGTTTAAACTTTAGGCAACTTTCAATTTTATAAGCAAATATAAATGTAATATTTTGCCAATGGTTATATATTGCACAAATCAATAACTTATTATTTTTTAACGTTTTATTGATTTGGCCAACTCCACTTTTTTGACCAGGATATTTCCGACCGCATGTAACTTTATGCCAACCAAATACTTGTACAAATAATTGTACAAGTCTATTTACTTGTACAATTATTTGTACAATAATACTTGTATCAACTTTGGAGCAATTGCATATGAACATACTGACTTACAGCGAGGCGAGAAATAATCTCAAAGAGGTTATAGATCAGGTGATTAATGATGCTGACGTGACTGTAATTACTAGACGAGAAGGACAGGATGCAGTTGTAATGGGTTTAGATCATTACAATAGTATGGTTGAAACACTATACCTACTTTCAAATCCAGCTAATTCGGCTCACTTAGCAAAATCAATCTCCGAGTACCGCGCTAATAAAGCAACTACGAGAGATTTAATTGACGATGAAACGTAATATCGACTTCACCCCTACTGCTTGGGATGATTATTTATATTGGCAAAACCAAGACAAAAAGACGTTAAAACGTATTAATGCATTGATTAAAGATTGCCAACGTGAACCATTTAGTGGAATTGGCAAGCCTGAGGGTCTTCTAGGTGATTTGTCTGGATTCTGGAGCAGACGAATAGATGAAAAAAACCGCTTGGTTTATGCCGTGGATGATGCCGCTATTACAATTATTTCCTGCAGACACCATTACTAAAGAGAGAAATAAATGAAACTTGAAACTTTAAAATTAGAAAATAGCTGGGCTTCTGGTTACTGGTATACGGATCCTGAAACAAATACAAAAACATTTGTTAAAGCTCAGGACCACGACACACAGGAAGATGCTCTTAAATTTATCCAGAGTCAGGAACAAGAAGATAAGCTCTTAAATGAAACAACCCAGCATTAAGCTGGGTTTTCTTTTGGTATATCTATTACTTCTACGGTATGGCCAAGATTTTTATAAAAGTTCACCACTCGATCTAAGCAAAATTCAAAAGAATTACCCCAGCCAAGCTTAGCCTCACCAGATTTACCGTAGAAGTACATGCAATGTTTACTAGCTTTATCTCCTTTCTTGTAGTACCTACTTAGAGAATCATCAATAATCAAAGCCTTTTCTGCACCTATCTTTTGGCCATAACTTAAAACCTTCTCTAAGTCATATGCCATCGAAAAGACTCTCGTTTTCTTCCCTGCGATAAGCTTTTTCAATTTTCTTTAACTTTAAAAGCTTCTCATGAAGATCATTTTGAATTTCAGCTAATTTCGACCCTAAGAAACGATCATAAGGCTGGCAAACTATACGATACCAGCTTCTTGTTAAACCCTTATGCATAGGGAATCCATATTCTAGGCGCTCAGACCAATTGTGTTCTTTTGTACCTTTCCCATCACATTTAACACAAGGTTTTGCACCTACCACACCAAAGCCATTACAAGCCTTACATTTGCCTTTAGGGTGAAAATGAGCGTATATCACGGCCTTTGTGACGCCATAAGCAAATTCGCTTGGTTTAACCTTCTTAGGATAAAAACGTCTTAATAGCATTTCCTGCAGTAAAAGCTGCATCAGATAGGTATGTAGTAACTCCATATTGTATGAGCGGCGTTGATCAATCATTGCGTACACATACCATGAATGATGATCTTCTAATGAAGCCAATACACCACACAAATCGGCTGTATCCAGCAAGGGAACTTTATTTGACACAACTAAACTTTGTGTACCAGCGTTTAACCGTGCAAATTGTTCAAGCATCAGCCACCCCCTTTGTTTTGTTTGATAAAGGCGTCATGACCCCATCTGGCCACGCAAATGTAGTAATCCAATTGCCTCTATACCATCTTGCCCATACGCCGTATCTACTTTCTCGGTAATACACGCCAGCTTGCCAATGTGTCGCACCTTCAGGACGTTGGTTTGAAATTTCTTCAGGAATAATCTGTTCTGGTTTCATTGGTTAGACTCCAAACCATTAATAGCGGTCTACACACTTCCAGCCATTGAAACCACCACTCACATGGCGCTTACAATCCTTTAGGGGGTAATACTCATAGTGAGGTCTATTAAGAGTCGGTACTGATGCATATGTAGAAGCAGGTTGAGTCACTGCAGGACGTTTTGTTGTGTTTGGTCGTGGATAACTTGGTGAATAACTTGAACGTGCCGGAGTAGTACGAACTGTACCAACTGGACGAGAAATACTTACAGAAGGTCGTGACACCACTACAGGTCGCGCTGATACTGTAACGACTGCAGACGTATTGCTCGCTGCAGCAAAACCCAAAACAATAAGAGATAATTTAAATAGGTTGCGTTTCATTTCTTAATCCATCTATTAATAAAATAAAGAAATGCAACGGATGCAAACACAAGGACATGTAAATCAAATAAATCCCCGTTGTATCTTAATTCTTGGTCAATTCTTAAAACTATAAAGCTGGCTGCAGTGAACATAGTGATATCCAGCGCCACTACTTGAACCTTAGTTTTTGCTTTAACAATTAAATGTGCCAAAACTGCAAATATAAAAGCTGTTATAAAGCCTATAGCGAGAACACCTAAGCCATGAAGTACACCAAGTAAAGAAATAATCACCCGTTGCACTCACATTAACGTTTAAGGCTATTGCTATGCGCTTCTTCAATGACCTCTGGTACACCTTTGGCACCATCACGAATATTGCGGCTAATAAAAGCTCTATATGTAGTTCCAAAAATTCTAAAATGCCCCTTGGTAAGCGCCTTATATTCAATATGTAGCAGGCTTACCAAATAGCCGATACCAAAACCAGCTAATGAAGTAATAATGATTTTAAGCATGAAATACCCCCTCCTTTGTCTCGGCTTGTCTTTGTTCATATGCAGCTATGTATTGCTTAATTTTCTCTATTGCTAAGCCTTTATTAACTTGTTCAGTAGTAAAAGCTAAACGAGCAAAGCCAAGGATCTGAGCATCGTTATATTTCATTAAATCTTTAGAGTACCCTTCATGGGTAGTATGTCTACTTACACCTCTGGTCCCACCTTCCACTTCAACAAGTACGTTGTAATCAGGCAGGTAAAAATCTGCTCTATATCTTTTACTTGGATGGAAACGATATTCCCGCACGTAGTTGATATTAAAAATATTAAGGTTAGCTGCTAACTTTTCTTCGCCAACACTGCCCAATTGAGACAATATCGCTCTACTCTGGCTATTTGCCTTTTTAACGAAGCGTTGAGCCTCTGCAGCCGTCCAGCGTTTATTTTTACGTGGACGATTTACCGTATTGTTAGTTGCCATGTTTTACCCGTTGTGTGTGGTTGATTTAGTTTTTAGGAGCAGCTTGCCGACTGTCTAAAAACTTTTTAATTGCGCGCTTAATTTCATCTTCACGCTTATAACCGTATTTACAAATACAGCAATAACTCGCGTTTTTTGAAGGCTTGGTACTACTTCTGATCCTGAATAATGTCTCACCATGACGATGGCATTTTTCTAAGAAGTATTCTTTACCGTTTTCTTTTGCAATTAATGCTGTTTCAAGCTTTAAAGAACTATTCTTGCTTGGATCTAAAATAGACTCATGCACATTGGAAAAATCTTTTTTCCATGCGTGGCTTTGTTTTTTTCTAGTATTCTCTGAATCTTCGATTTTGGCCCTACTATTTGCCAAACATTCATCTATAGACTTCTCAAAATAATTTTCAATTTTGCGAAGCAAGACAGTTTTATTCCCTTTTAAATATTCGGTATAGCTTGTTTGCATAGCAAATGCGGAAATTTCTGTGTTACTAGCTTCTCTATAACGACATGCCAAAGCTTTAAATGCAAAATAACTCATTTTATCAACAACTTGATGCCATTTAAGAACTTGGTTTTTCTTAAATCAGTCTCATATGCATGTGCAAGGATGCGCGCATTAACTGATAACTTTGCTTTTGCACCAGCAAACTCATAGTCATTACTTGGAAATTTCCCTTGTACAGCGTCAGACCATTCATCTGACAATCCACGCCAACGAGTCTTTATGCCTTGGCCTCTATCAACCTTATGCTTCCCACCATCCATAAACTCTGCATAGTTAATTGGCTCTTTAAAAACATAGTGATAAGGAACCGTAAATATCTCGCCCGTTTTTAAATTTCTAACGTTTGTATTAATTGAAATTTCAAATTTCTGCTTTGGTGAAATTAAATGCTTTGACAGCGCTATAAGCAGATCACCACTATAAACATTCTTAGTAACATCCAGCGGCAACTCATGTACTGGCACATCATGAAGCGCAGAAGCAACAACCAAAATTCGTTCTGCTTCTAGGAAATCCCATGTCATTTCTAAATAACGGGTATGTGGTGCTTTCATTTGTTTATAAACACCCATCAAACCCTCTGCACCCTTAGTTCTGAGGATCTCTTTAATCTGTTTAGAATGAAGATCTACTTTGGGTACATATTTTTTATTACGCTTTTTCGGTGAACCGGCCATAAACTTAAAACTCTCCTTCTCGCTCTAGGCTTATACAATTTCGCGGCGGTCTTTTATAAATGACCACAGCTTTTCAGTTTCTTCATCGGTCATTAATTGAATGTTTTTGTTTATCTCCTTAATACGTTGAACACTTAAACCAGTCTTTCTAGCGTAAAACCGATGATGGACGGAAAAGTGAAGGACCTTCGCAATTTCTCTCCGCTTTTTATCCTGGTACTCATCGTTTGGAATTTCTTGAACCACCCCACCTTTATCAATGAATTTCTTCATCTGCTTATCCAGTTGGGTTCGGTCTTTAACTTTGCTAAATAGTGAATTTTGCATAGTTTTCTTTACCTTACGCAAAAAAAAGACAATAATCTGCCTTCATTTTATAAATAGATTACCGTCTTATTTATATTTTTTCAATAAATCCTGATATTTGTTTATTTATAAATAAAAAACATAAAATTGACTTGCGAAGAAAGGAGTACCATCAATGAGCGACCAAGATACAGCCGTCTATGCTGCAGAAGCTAAAAAGTTAAACGAACTTTTCAAGCAGAAAAAAAGGATTGAAAAGGAAAGGGGTAACGACTTTAAACAACAGACCATTGCTGATGCTGCTGGTTGGACACAACCCAACGTAAGCGCTTACCTGCGGGGTGTGGTTGTACTTAAAGAAGACGCTGCCCAAGTTTTTGCTGATACGCTTGGCGTACCCATCCGAGCTTTTAGTCCTCGGCTTGCGGCCTCTATCGCTCAAAGAGAGTTATTGGAAAACAACCCGATGCTTGCAAAAGCTCAGGTAAATTATGTACCTACAATAACCCCCTCAATGATGGACCTCATCCGATCTCAACTAAAAGACCCCGAATTTACAATGCCTATGTCTGAATCAGTAGTTCCCGTATGCCAAAAAGTTTCACGTAATGCGTTTGGAATAGAGCTAACAGACGCTAGCCTTTTACCCGATTACCCAATAGGCACTATGTTTGTTTTTGACCCAAGCATAAAAGCCTCGCCTACCGATTTGGTTTATGTAGCGAACAAAAATGGTGATTCTGATTACCACATACGAGAGTATAAAATTAAGGAAATTACAGAAGATGGGACCGAGAAATATGAGCTTATGCCTATCAATTCGGCCTTCCCAATATTAAGAGAAAATTATGAGATTCTTGGTGTAGCCGTTGCTGCAACAAAGAATTTAAAGAAAATTGAATAAGTTTTATTAGAAAATATAAACAAAAAGACCAGACTGTTCAGTCTGGTTTTTTTATTTTTACAATTCCATATAAATATATTTATAAAATTAACTGTTTCCACGCCAAAAAATATAAATACGTATAAATACAACCTTTCATAAACCCAATTAAATATAAATATATTTATAAATTTACTTGCATTCTATTTATATTTTCTTATATATTTTTAGGACGTAAAAAAACCGAAGCAGCGCTAACTACTTCGGTTCTGTGAACAGAAAGACGGCAATCTTTCATGTTCTGGTTGTTCTAATCCACACACAAATAGGACTAAACATATGCATAATAGCACACGTGAAAACCGTTTAAAAAACCTTTTAGTTTCAAGTCAATCCCTATTACGCCCAATCTATACCAACATTGCAGACATAACTTTAAATCTAGCAATCCTTTCGTTAAATATCGCAATTCTATTTAAAGCAATTTTTGCAACTACATTAATGCGTTATGTAGTTTTATTTCTCATTGCCAGTATTGCTTTCATGTTCATGATTCGTGGTGCTCTTTATATCCATGATTATGAATTTGATCATAGAAACCCGTCTTTTATTCTTTTCCAGTTGTCTGCAAATAAATAATTGGTGGCCGTTATGACATTCAATTCAAGCAATGCAGGCAAATACGAAGGCCTGTTAAATACTGATCTTGTCTTTGAAGCTCTCTCTAAGGGTATTGCAGTAGAAGTAGCTGAAATCAATACAAATGACTGGACCGTTCTAAATCCATCTTCTCAGTTAAATTTTGCTGATTTTTTCAGTGGTTTTTTACAATTTAGAGCCGTAAAACGTGGTGAGCACTTTGAAAAGACCTTACACAAAAATAAGGCTTCTACTGCATATAGCGAATTTCTTAATTTAGATCCCAAAGGGAATGAACGCTATAGAGTCGGCACCAAAAATCCTTTTATCTATGTACTTGTTAAGCGCCCAATTAAACATAATGACGGTATTTTCGAGCTTAGAGAGTTCGATATTTACAAAGAGCAATCTTTAGGTGTGCTTGGCCAAATTGTTGACCGTCAGAAAGCCCCATCTTGGCTTATTCCAGCCATTTATAAAGCCAGAAATGCTTATAGAAACTTCGAGCATAACCAACGCCTTGAAGACTTAGGGCATTTCGCCTCCTCCAGCTACCGTGACTATAAACGTCAATACGGTCGAAAAAACTAATAACTATCAGGAGAATTAAATATGGCTGCTCAAATTATCCTACCGCACGAAGTAATGCCGGTTAATAACATCGTTCTTTACATGTATGGCCCGCCATCAATGTGGAAATCCTCTATCGGCCAGTCTGCAGTGAATGCCCTTCACATTAACGCAGATAACGGAATGCACCGTGTTAGCCCAAAATTGCGTAGAAATGCAGTTTTGAATGCTGAGCGCTGGAACGATGTGTACTGCTTAACTGAACAAGATCTTACCCCTTATAAAACTATCGTCATCGATACCGTAGGAACTTTGCTTGAAATGATTAGAGCCGAGTTCGCTGAAAACCCCAATAACACTCATTCGTTTGGCGGGTTAAAGCAGCATATTTACGGCATTGTTAATAATCGGTTCAGTGAGTTTGTAAGTCGCTTAATTCGCTGGGGCAAAGATGTTGTTTTCATTGCTCATGCTGCAGAGGATAAAAACGAAGAAAAGGTAATTATTCGCCCTGAAATTGGAGGCAAAAGCAGACAAGAGCTTTATCGCCTTTCAGATGCAATGGCTTACTTATGTTTTGAAAAACAGCGTAATGGTGCACTAAAGCGTGTTTTGCGTTTCAGCGCCAATGATGAACATCATGCAAAAGATTGTGCAAATTTACGAACAATCGATGTGCCTAACTTGAATCAAAATCCAACTTTTTTAGGCGATCTAATTGAGCACATAAAAAAAGAACTCAACACCATGACCCCTGAGCAGGTTGCATATCAAGAGAATTTACAAACTTGGATTCACTGGCAAAAAAGCTGCAATGAAGCACAGTATGCAAGTGAATTTAATGACTTGATGCTTGACCTTAAAAAATACGTTGATGATGAACACCCGTGGAGACAAGAAATGTGGCACTGCTTAAAGGCTGCAGCTACCGCGAAGGAATTAACACATGACAAAACTTTGAATACTTGGAGAGAGGTTCAAGCTGCAGTATGAATGCAATAATTTTTGATACGGAAACTAACCGTTTACATGGCCTACCTATTCAAATTTCCTATGTACCGTGCTCTAACGAGCACGGGGTAATTAATACGCAAAATGAAGCGTTCTTTAACCAGTTTTTTAGTATTGACGAGCCAATTTGTTATGGATCTATGGCCATACATCACATTGTAGAGTCAGATCTTGTAAATAAACCTAGCTATAAGACTTTCAGACTTCCTGAATCCGTTGAGTATGTCATTGGCCACAACGTTGAATACGACATTGAAGCATTACGCCGCTGTGGTATGCCAGTGGACCATCTAAAGCCAATTTGCACAATGGCGCTATCTAAAAAGGTATTTCCAGACGCACAGTCTTACAAGCTTGGTGCTCTGATTTATATGCTTTCAGCACATCAAACAACAACCCGCAAGCTACTAAAAAATGCACATGATGCGCTGGTAGACGTACAGCTTACTGCAGATCTACTCAAAGCACTTCAACAACGCTTAAAAGCTGCAGATTTTGAATACCTACATCAAATGACGGTACAAGCCCGCATACCAACGGTACTACCGTTCGGAAAGTACAAAGGCATACCAATTAATGACGTTGATATTAGTTATGTACTTTGGCTTTTAAAGCAAGACAACATTGATAAATACCTAAAAATCGCACTTCAAAACAGACTGGATCAAGGCCGATGAGCACTTACATTTTTTTATATACAGCAAAGCTACCTAAAGGCTCACAGAAAGGTCGTATTGAAGCCAAAAGCCAGCTTGATGCTAAGCAAAAAGTTATGGCCAAAAACCTTTTAATTACTTCTGTTTCTGTACGTGTAGCAAAAAACCAAGCTGCCGCACGTAAACAACATTTTGAGGTTTAAAAATGGGTAAATCGAAACCGGCACAAAAGCTTGTGCACGAAAAGAAACAGCTACAAAAGCAATTAAATGGAAATTCTGAACATGACGCGCCACTTAAAGCTCGTATAGCACAAATTGAGAGCGCTTTAGAGGCCAAAACAACTCAGTCAGATCAAAATTTTTTCCGTGTTTTTTACCGTGTGGCCAAGGCTTCTTTGCCTGAGAGAGTTTTTGAACAAATCGAAAGCAATACAAGTACACGTCAACACAACTATCAACAAAAATCTGCAGGATCTAAAAATGTGTAAGCATTGCGAAAATACTAAAAAACTTACATTCCAGTTTTATTGGCTAGTCGGTACAAAACGGACTTCGATTAATAAACATTATTCGCGTCTTGAAAGAGAAGCTCCACATGAGGCATTTATATTTAAACTGAGTTTAGATGCTGGTGTAAAAACTACAAAATATGGATTAGTTGCATTTACATTCTGTATGGAAAAACGTGCAGTTAAATATGTTTACGATAATTTGACAGCTAAACACCTAAATCAATTAATTCCAGTGGTTGAAGAAGTTAATGCCCTTAGATCTGCTTTAACTCTTTTGCAGGCCAGACTTGCACTGTCAGATGATCAGATTCTTAAAGGTATCGTGGATGATGCATTATCACGTTCATCCACTCCCCTAAGTGTCAATGAATTAAAGAATGAACTAAAACTTTTCGCTCACTAAATCCCGCTTATATGGCCTATGGATCTATCCATAGGCCTTTTTTTTATCTGGAATATTCATGTCATATTTTAAATTTAAAAACCCCGATCAAGCTCTATATTTTTATAAACTTGCTGAACGCTATAAAGGCATGTCTGATCATATTCTTTTTCCTAGCGATGAGGGCTTACCAATAAGGTATATGGACACAGGTCAAGAACCAACTGAAATTACACTTAATAAAATGCCTATATGGGCAGTTAGAGAAGTATTTAATAATTATGTGAAATTACGATTTCAGTATGTCCACACTAAGCAGGACTGGTTTAGAAAATCGTTTAATTTTTTTTATAATTCTATTTACTATTTTATAAGTTTTATTGAGTTAATCCCAAATTCAACTCAATTAATTCTATTCCCGAAAAACTTAGAGAAAAGTATTATCTGTGCAAGAGTCAATTTTGATAATTCAACTTACGAGATAAATAGATCTGAAATCTATTTCCAACCTAATGAACAGAAAAAATTTGAGTTTTGGCTCAATGATCATTGGTCAAAAGAAGTTAACAACTTGGATGAATACAAAACTGATTATTTTAACCCTATCCCAGCACGTCAACTCTTAGCTGCAGCATTATTCTACCTTCCAAAATGGTCCTTTTTACCCCTTCATCAACTTAAATCTGTTGTTGCTTTAATATCGACTAAGCTTTTAGTATTAAATAAATTCGAAGGACGTTATTGCGACCATAATGTTTTTTCAGATCCCTTTCTAGATATATTTGCGGAAAAAAATATAATGATTAGCATTAAATATCTGCCATATAAAAACCCGCTAACATGAGCGGGTTTTTTATTACTTGTGATGCTTGTATCCAAGATAACCTAAAGCCTCTTGATATGGCTCTAAATTCCCAATTAAAAAGTCCTCTGCAATCCTTTTTGAAAAACTAGAATCAAGCTCACCCTCTTGAGCCAATTTTGAAAGATACATGAAGCGTGTATCCCCTTCCTTAATTTTATTAACGATTTTTCCAGCGAACATGTAAGCCTGTGGTTCGGTCATGCCTCCTTCAAAGTGGCGCTTCACTTTTTTAAGCGCCTTAGGCTCTGGTGGAGTTAAGCTAAAATCATCGCCTAAATCACTCTCATTTGCGCTATTTGGGGCTTTTTGCTCTGTAAGCTGCTGATTTGCCTTTTTAGGTTTTTTAGGCCTAGTTGCGCTTTGAGAGTTAATTGGAGTGACATTAATTGTTTTATTGTCATATTTGTCATAAGAGAAGGTGAAATGGGTAATTGTATTACCTTTTTTTACGGTTGAATATTTTAACCCAACAAAGCCAGTACCCTGATTTATTTGCTTGACAGCAACGTTAATTACACCCTTTTTAAAATCAGCCATAAGTGTGTAATCGCCATCTTCAACACCCAACTTGGCCCGAAGGTCTTGATATTCAAACTTCGGTTGAAAATCAGCATTTCGCCATTTCATGAGGATCTGATACAGCCGGATAGCATATTTACTTTTTAGTCGGCCAATTTCTTTAATATCTAATAGCGTAAACTCTTGTTGCACTAGGTAGATAAGTGGAATAACAGCAGGTGCAAAGAACATACTAATTTCGCTCTTTGCTTTCATTTCGCCTTTAGAATGAATCCAACGGCTACTCATCGGTTTTACTTCGCCCGTTTCAGGGTTTTTATAATCATACTCAAAAGAACGTTCATAAAGCGTGTTTTTTGCTTTACTTATAACTTCAAAAGCAGTCTGACGAGTAATGCCATATTCATTGGCGTATTCTGCTGCCGTAATAACAATTTCAGTATTTGTCGTAAATTCTTCTTTTTTCTTTTCCATGTCATATACGAATTTCGCAGCAAGCAAGATAATTTTTTGCTCATTTGCATCCATCCTATAAACAGATTCAATAAGCTTATTCGCCTGTTTAATAACTGAACTGTCTTGTGTTATAAGTGCTTGATCCATATTTTGACCACAACTTTTAATGCTATGTCGAGCTTATAGCAACCATGCAATATGGTCAAATATTTTTTTATCCACATTGATTAATTTTTGTTTGCTACCCGTCAGGTAACTATCCATATAGGTTTAAAGCGTCAGGTAACTATCCACATAGGCTTGAAGCGTCAGGTAATTGTCCACATTGCGTCAGGTAATTAACCACAATGCGTCAGGTAATTGTCCATATTAAATGTCAGGTAATTAACCACATTGCGTCAGGTAATTGACCACATTGCGTCAGGTAATTGACCATATTCATAGCTTGTAAGCCTTTAACAGCAATAGTTTCAGCCCCTCCAAAAGAAGAAAAAAGAAAATATATTTATAAAATAAGAAAGAAAGAAAGGTTTTTTATATAGAAATATTAGTTAATAAGATTGTTTTTTAAGCTTTTATTCGATTTTCATCTTAGAAATATAAAATAGGCATATAAATTTATAAGCAATACTTAATAAAAAATAAGCAAACTTTCAGTTTCATTAATAATAGCTAAATTACTGTTTATATTGATTTATATAAAAATCGTCAGGTAAACGCCCACATTGTGAACTAAAAACCTTTATTATCAATGCTTATAGATGTATATTGACGAGTTTTTTTAAATTTATAAATGTCTAGTTTAATTTATATAAACTCAATATCATTTATATTTGTTGCTTAATGTCAGTTGTAAGCATCTAAATTGGCTAAGAAAAACCCAGCTTTTCTAAAGCTGGGTTTTTTTTGTGTTTTCTTGATTAAATATCCTGAAAATATCCTGGTGCAATTTTGAAAAAATGAGGGAATCTAAAAGATTTAAATAAAAAATGAAATATAAGCAAATATAAGAGTAAATATAGATAAATATAAATAAGATTTTTGCCTAAGCTTTACTTATTACAAATAAAAAAAAAGCCCCGATCATGCTCTATCGGGGTGTTTCAACTGGAAACTTACAGCGCTTAAATTTGGTGCGGCACACTGGACTCGAACCAGTGACCATCTGCTTAGAAGGCAGATGCTCTATCCATCTGAGCTAGTGCCACTTAAAAAGAACCTGCTCATGGCGGTACCCAAAGCAGGCTATAAAATTTATGAAGCGCCGAGGGAAATAAAAAAGCGCTTCATGAGCCAATAATATCAAAAAATATAAATAAGAAAAGAGATAAAAAGTAAATATAAGTAAAAAAAATTTATTAGGTGATTTTATTTATATTGATTTATAATTGGTGGGCTTCTGTGTCTGGTCCACAAAGAAGTTGTGAAGGCCTAAAAAAATGCCCTAAAATACATATTTTAGGGCATTTCTCATTTTAGAATAAAAAAAGCCCTAAAACGCGAAATACAAATGGGTTTAAATTTTATGGCGGTAAAAAGTGGACAAGCTCCGTTCGTAAACGAGCACGAGCTACAAATCACTCTCGAATCTTTAAAGGGTGCTAATTCCCTTCGGAATAAATGCGTCCTTTTATTTTCTCACTTCATTGGTCTACGTTCTAAAGAAATAGCTGCTTTGACTATTGGTGATGTTTACGACATTAGGTTAATGGCCATTAAAGAAATTATCCGTTTAAAACGTGGTTACACTAAAGGAAAAAAATTTCGTGAAGCTTTCTTAGTTGATCCCACAACTATTGATATATTGACCAAGTACCTTGAAACCCGTAAGGAAGATTTGAGTGCAGATGCCCCTCTATTTAGATCCCAAAAAGGTGGGCATTTTTCTGCTAATACTATGCAAAGAATGATTGGTCTGTGTTATAAAAAAGCTGGTATAAATGCTAGTTCACACTCTGGTCGAAGATCTTTCGCAACTAACCTAATTAGACGAAATGCTGATATTTATTCCATACAACAATTAATGGGGCATAGCTCTATTTCTACAACTCAAATTTACTTTACTTCTGACCCATTGTTATTGAAAGAGCAAATTTATAAATTAAGTCAATAGATTACGATTTAAAAATAATATTTTATATGGGTAATACCCATAATATGGGTGGGTTTATGGGTGGGAATATTGTTTTATGTCTTGCTGTATGTATTTGTGTGTGTGTTTGTTTGTTACAATCCAACAATATGTATTCAAATGAGTGTTTATGTATACTTGTGAATGTATCGGCAAATACATACTCGAACACATACACAAATACTGATAGGTACTAATAAATGATTCTTTTAATAGCGAACTCAAAAGGCGGTGTTTGCAAAACTTCTTTGGCTACATCTTTTTTAGCTGAATTAGCAAAAAGTAAAGCTGTGATCGGTGTTGATCTGGATTCTGCAAATAAAACAGCCTCAGCTATCTGGTCAAAGGACAGAACAGAAGAACAAGGTAAATTTTATTATTTGTCAGGCGATATAACGTCTGAATTAGAAAATGCCCGTGAAGATTATGATGAAGTAGTTATTGATGCAGGTGGATACGATAACAAAGAGCTTCGTACAGCAATGCTATTTGCTGACGTGGTTTTGATTCCTCTAAAAGTGGGGGCAAACAGCAATATTGAAGGCTTTAGAAATACTGTTGATTTGCAAGTACAGATAAATGAAACACGTGAAAAGCCAGCAAAAATTTACGGTGTTATTACTGCCGCTCCGCATATTGGCTCGACACCTGAATTAAATAGAGCGATTCAGGAAATTGTAGAGGAACCTGCAGCAGAGACTTTACCTGTAACTATTGGTGATCGTACATGGTATGGCCGAGCACTAGATGCTTCTTTAGGCCTAACAGAGTATGTATCACCAAATCCACGCGATAAAAAATACGTTGAAATCGCACAGAATGAATTTATGAAGTTGTTTGAGGCTATTTACAATGGTAAATAATGAGAAAGGGTCTGTACTACCCAGACGTCCAAGAGAAAGTGTTAATACACTCTCTGGATCTGAGGATAAGCAGGAATTACAGAAAAAAATTGTTGAAAGTGCGCCTCTACAGACTAGCCCAGCTCAACAAACTAATCCTGTTAATGAGCCGCCTGCAGATGTTGCCGCAACTCCTGTAGTAGTGCCGGAGAAAAGCGATAAAGAGAAGTATCCTTGGCGCGCTGATACTGATATGTCTGCAGCGGATTTAATGGTTGTTAAAAAGAAAAAATCTTATGATATTCCTTATGAACTGGTGCTTAGACTTGACTTTATCCGCGGAAAGAAAAAACCAAAAGCACTTGGTGAAAAGGTCAAGGAAATCCAACTCCTTACCGAATATCTGGATAAAGCAACTAGAGCAGAACTGAAAAAATTAGGCTATGAAGTAGACTAAGCTAAACCCCGAATAAATCGGGGTTTTTTATTACCAAAAATTAGTATCTGACGAATAGCAGACTTATCCACACATTTATACCTTGGTTTTGGCCATTGTAATTTTTATGATTAACTTGAATTTGTAACGTATTCAAGTTATGGCCACCATATATGCTTTAACCGACCTGAACAATTTTTATGTCAGTTGTGAACGGGTTTTCCAGCCTAAATTTAACAATAAGATAGTTTGCGTCATGAGCAATAACGACGGCTGTGTCGTGGCCAGAAGTAATGAGGCTAAATTGGCTGGTATAAAAATGGGAATGCCAAACTTTGAACTAGAAAAATTAATGAAAGAGAATAGGTTAGAGGTTATACGTTTTTCTAGTAACTATGCGCTTTATGCTGAAATGTCTCGTCGATTCCACAATATTATTAAATATTATGTAGATCCTGCTTTATGCGAAGAATATTCAATTGATGAAAACTTTGTGAATCTTACTTCTTATGCAGAGACGTACAATTTGGTTGAGTTTATGACCAATGTAAAAAACACAATTTATCAATGGCTTGGATTGCCTTGTTGCGTTGGTTTGGGCCGTTCTAAGACGGAGGCAAAGCTGGGCAACTATATTGCTAAAACTAACCCTGTTTTTAAGGGCATTTGCAGCATGATAGACCTTGAGCGGCAAGGGGTTAAAAATGCGTTTCTACATACAATAAACGTGAGTGAAGTATGGGGTGTCGGTAGACAGTATGCTAAGCGGCTCAACGCTTTAGGGATCTATAGCGCTTATGATTTGATGAAAGCAGAACCGGAGAAAATTAAAAAGTTATTTGGTGTAGTTCTGCAGCGAACCGTTCTCGAATTAAATGGAATTGCTTGTTATGACGTTGAAAGTGAGCCACAACCACGGCAGCAAATAGTTTCGTCAAAGTCCTTTGGTGAGCGAGTAACAGATAAAAATGATTTAAAAGAGGCTATTACAAGGTTCACACTGGATGCTCAAAGAAGGTTAAGACGAGATAACCTAGTGTGTGGTTATCTAGCTGCTTTTGCATCATCAAGCCAATTCGATAAAACTAAGCCCTATTTTAGTAAGAATGCGTCAGTCCCATTTTCCGAACCCACAGACAATCCTATATTGTTAATTAAAGCTGCCACGAGAGCTATTGAACATATTTATGCAGAATTTGTTGAATTTAAGCGTGCTGGTGTTGTGCTGGGAGGATTAGAGCCTAAATCGGGGCATAGAATGGATCTATTTGCTGACACTGCAGCTAATGAAAAATCTGAAAATCTAGTTAAAACTTTAGACGAGATCCAAGAGCGATACGGTAAGAAAATCTTAGGTTTTGGGGGCTGTTTGTTCAATGACCGTCCTTGGTCGATGCGACAAGCTAACAAAAGCCCGAACTATTTCAATATAAATGAATGTCTTTTAATCAATGATTTTCAGACTAAAAAATAACTTAGTTTTCAACATAAATTGCCACGCCATTAACGATAGAATCGTGTGCTTGTGTTGTGATGCCAATGTTACCGACTTGTTGATATACGGCGTGATTAGCGCCTACCTTGCCCACATTTTGAAGAAGCACACCGTTTGCCCCCAATGCGGCAGCTTCTTTTTTCATGCGCGATATAGCCGCGTTTAAGCGTGTTTGGTCGCTTACAAACGCATGACTACCTTCACCAGTCACCATTCCCAAAATCTTATAATCAGAAGGTTCACTATAATAAAGACGTACACTATCTGCCGTTGTTGGCTGTCTAAATTCGCCTATGCGAATATGTGTGCCGCGCTGAATTACACACCCACTTAAAATAAATGTGGCCAAGCCAATAATTAATAAATTTTTCATGTGATTAATTCTCTTTTTAAAGGCGAACTGATAGTAACAATAAACAGAAAAATTATGTTGGCATTTTATTACACGAGATTTTGAATATCCTGGTCAAAAATTTTAGCCGGCACGGCTAAGTGAAAACCGTAATTTCAATTACTTAGCAAAGTGGTGATTTATTGAACATTGGCATAATGTTACACTAGCAGGTAAGTAGAAAGGGCCCATTCTGAATATAAAGAAAAAATGCAAAAATTCATTGATGAAACAGACGATGAAGCTCTAAAGACTTCGCTTAGAAAAGTTTACGATTCAGAAGTAGGAAAATAAAAAAAAGCCCTGATTACTCAGGGCTTAATTTTTAAAGTGCTCTAACGCAAATTGATACGTTTACATTGCTGTTTATTGTATGGGCAGTACAACCAGCCATTAGAAAAAATAAGCAAAGAATCAAAATTCTCATTCTTCGGCCCCTTCTAAATACTGGTTATAACTATCCATCCATTCTAAACCTTTCGTGTTTTTCCGCTTTTCCTGCCAAGACTGGTTTTTCTTAGCAAAATTAGTTTCTGTACGTTTAAGGTTTAAAGTAATTGGATAGCGCGGATTTGCCTCATTGTAAGCCGTGATAGCATCCCTAGCTTCTTGGATCTTCTGTCTATCACCTGATTCTAAAGCTTCTTCATATCGTTCTTTAGCACGTGCTTTAACGTATTGAAGTGCCGCCTTATCTTTCATTTCAAGACCACGTATACGACCCTCTTTAGCGATTGTTGCAGGCTGAGCATCAAGCATCTTAATAACACCATCGAGCACAGATGCATCATTAGTTTTAACACCTGTTTGCATGTTGCGATAATCGCCCGTTGCTGCAGCAATTACACCTTGCGATATGCTTGATACGGACTTTGGTGCCAACTGCATTACAGCTTGGCCATAGGAACCAACTTTTGCATAATCCATTGCATTACCAGCTTTCTCAACAAGGCCACCTATTGCACCGCCGATACCTGACAATTCTTTACTCTTTTGCCACTCACTGGTAAGTGGGCTAAAGTAGCCCGTTGCAGGGATTAAGTCACCCATGCCGATTCGTCCTTTAACATCGAGCACAGGATTTAGGTTAATTGGTCCGTCTAGCAGTGCGGTTGTAGCTGCAGATCCAAGACTATCGCCAAGGGCAGTATGTAAGGCAATTTGGATTTCTCGCTCAGTATTAAACGGCTTTCCGACCATGCCGCCAGCGGTCTCGATAACGTCAAGAATATCTCTTGCAAAAGGTAGACCCGTTGCACCGGATAAAGACCACAAAATACCAAGAGCAATTAGAAGCGGTCGAGAAATACCAAAGCCGACTAATTGAGCCATTTTCTTTTTAAACTCGTCATCTTCACCGCCCCATAAACCTGAGCGCTGCATTCTGACCATTTGCTCTACATAAGAAATCATGAATTGCTTATACATCATCAATAGAGAGCCGACATTGCCGCGTGATACACGTGGTCGGTTCCCTTTGTTGTAAATGCCTTGGGTTTCTTGGATTGTTCTGACAGCAAAGTCATAAGCATTTTTAAAGCCCAACTTCTCAAGCTTGGCTTGTCCCATTTTTTCAGCTACATCTAGCGATGCAAATAGAGCAGCACGTCTATTGACTGTTTCTGATGCTTGAGCAAAGAATCCAGATGCATGGCTAATAAGTTGCCATGTACTTGCACCTAAACCAGACTTACCGCGTTCAAGTCCTTGTAGCATCCATGTGTTTTGTGGATCTAAGTGACCTTCTCTACGTGCACGCTCATAATGAGCCTTGTATTTAGCTGGTATGTCTTTGCCGTACCATGATTTACCCGCTTGAATGACTGCTCGGCCAGTTACGCCCCAATCTGTGCTGTACTGCAGTAAATAAGGCAGTGTTTGCAGGATTGGTTGTGTCAAGTTGACTAAACCAAACATTAACGAAGCACCCATATACCAAACGAACGCAAAGTTTTTAATACCTGCAACTTCTTCCTGAGTATCTAGCGCATAGTCACGTAGACGAATTGCATCTTCTGCAGAAGCAGGGTTTTTAATTTCAGTGATTGATTCATCAATGGCAGGGTTATATAGCTGATTTGCCGCATAGCGTGCGTTAGATAGCACGAAAGCTGCTAAAACACGCTTTGTATCAGTATTGAAGCCATCAACGCCCTGACGCCTTAACAAGCGTTTTAAAGCATGGTTATCACGCACAGCGTGCTTAATATATGCTGTTTCCGCATCACCAACGGGTAAGCCTGCTTCTTTAGCAAATAAAGCGACTGTTTCAGGGCTTACACCTTGGAACAATTTATGTTCAAGTTCATTAATTTGCGATGATTCAACTTTATAGCCTGCAGGCGCCTTATAGTTTTTAACAAACAAATTGCGTTCTGCTTCACTTTCAAAGTGTTGGCGAAAAGCCACTTCATTAGTGGTTGGATCTATTACACGCATATAATATTTGCCGAAACGCATTAAAGGCATATAACCCTCTGCTTTCAGTTGTTCCAGCCGTGTAACTACTTTTTCGATATGTTCCTCTGCGACTTTTGCAGCATCGGCTTTATCGGGATTGTCTTCAACAATTTTGGCCATTCTTTTGGCCACTTCATCAATATGTGCGCCAAGTGTTAGATCTTTGGCCGTTAGGTCCAGAATCTCGCTACTTTTCCCGCCAAGATGCTTATAGATATTTGAAATAGTTGTCTTAGCGAATGAATCTAAAGATGTGTCAATTGCTGCACGTGCTTGTCGATATAAATCAATTTGACCTTGCGAGAACTTCATTTCACGAAGTTCTCTATCCGTAAATACTTTAGGTTCATCCGAAAGTGTTGTTTCAAAAAGTAAGTTGCCGACTTTCTCTAAATCCTTTTGAAATTCAGGTTTAGCTGAAATATTTAAGGCATGGCCCACTTGTTGGCCAACCCGCTTTACCTCCTTCAAGTAGTCTGTACCCGTTTCAAGCTGGGTTAAAATATCTGGTGCAACGTCCATGCTTTCAGATGAAGCGAAGGTAACATGGTTGATTTTGTCTTGAACCAAATCAAAAGTTACTTTGAAATCTTTATCTTGCAGGGCTTTATGCAACATTGTGTTAAACAAACGTCCAGTTTGCTTAGAAATTGTTTTAGTCCTCTCAAGACCGAGTAATGCAGCTTGGCCAAATGCGGATTTACCTGCAGCTTCAAAAATTTGCTTCTGTTTTGCACGTGAGAAGCGCTCTGGATTATCTGAAATTCGGCTGAAACGCTTACTATCTTCCGATTCGCGCTTGACTAAATCCTCATTTGTTTTAATATTGAATTTAGAAAGGTCAGCATCACCGCGTAAATCCTTGGGCAATTGAAGCCCTTCGGTAGCTAAGAATTGCTGGCCTTTTTCTTTATGCCAATATAACAAATCATTATTAAGCGCATTCTGTAGCTGCTTAGCGCTACGTCCGTAAACGCTGGCGATCTGGATAATCTCAGTCTCATTATTTTTAACTTTCACATGTAGAGCCGCAATTACAGGCTTTTCTTTACCAGTAGCCGTATCAACCTCTTTAAGTTCAGTTAAAACTGTAAAACCATTTACTATTGCATTGTTACCTGATTTAAAGATGGCCACGGGATCATTTAATTGTGCTGGTAACTGTCTGAGTGTTTCAGGCGTTAAATTGTGAATATTAGAATGCTCGCCTTTCTCAATATTCAAATGTTCAGCCATCACTTTTTCAATAGTGGCTCCGCGCATTGTGACACGGGCATTTGCTGGCAATCCAATCAATGACCAGACCTTAGGCGCTTTACCTAAACGGATGAAGCCTGCAGGTGTATTGCCCGCTACAACATCATCAATCGCTTTTTGAAATGGTGCATGAGAGGCTTCATTTAGTGAACGTTGTTTTGTTGCTGGTTTAGCTGCAGGCAGATCCTTGGCTTTAGAAATCATGCGTTCGGCAAGCTTCAAAATGTCTTCAGGAGAGAGTTTTAAATTGACTCCCCATTTATCGACCGCAAAAGCTTTAACTGCTGAAATGATCCGCTGAATAAAGCGCTGGATAGCCCCCTTTTGTGGACCTGAAATTTTAGATTGTTCGGCCACAGTGATGAGATAAGGTAGATATTCGTCAACCTGAACATGCTGTTCTTTCTCACGTTCAGCTAGTCTTTTAGCCTCTTTAGCAATTTCATTGCCGCTTTCGACCAGGGAATGAAAGTTATCTAAAAGATTTTTATAAACATTAGGCTTTAAAAGTTGTTGAAAACCAACATGGCCACCCAATTCATGCAGAAAAACGGCTGCAGCATTTTCAGAATTAATATGGTCGGCAACGAGTGTCACTTTTCCAGCTTCGGCAAAGCCCTCAACACCTTTTTCTTCATACGTAGGGATAACAGTTAAAACGCCTGAATCCTCAAGTTTTTTAATTGTTGCTTCACCAAACTTTGAGGCTAAAGTGTTGCGTACTTCTTCAACGCTTGATCCGGTTAAAGGACTTTCTGCTGTGCTGCGGCTGTTCCTTGATTCTGGCGGCTGCACGCTATCTGCAGTCTTTTCAATTTTTACTAAGCGTGACTTAACACTTGTATTAACTGGTAGGGATGAATCGTTAAACGTACCCGCAGGCAGATCCTCGACTTCTGCATTGTTTTCTTCAATCCACTCTCTAAAAGCCTTGGCTTTCTTATCGCTGCCAAAAAACAGGCCTTCACCTGCAATGGCCACAAGTACACCGTCATCTTTTAACAGGTTAAAAGCATGATAAATATGCTCTGCATCCCGCCTATCGCTAAAAGGCGGATTCATAATAATGCGGTCATACTTCTCGTCTGGATTGAATGCTAAGAAGTCCTCACCAACAATATTATGGCCCTTGAGTTCTAATAACTCTCTACGACTAGGTGAAAGTTCAACCGTATCAACATTTATACCCTGCTCTTTGAGAATATCTGCAATATGACCCCATCCCGCGCTAGGTTCCAAAACTCTTTGATTTGGCTGGATATGTGCCAAATCAACCATTTTTTCTACTACGGATTTTGGTGTTGGGAAAAAGTCTAATCCATCATTCTGGCGTCCGATCATGGACCGCTCTTTTGCCTTGATTGGATCTAATCCTTTTTCTTTACCTTTAACCGATAAATACTCACGTAGTGCTGCACGAAGTGCTGCAGGTGTATGAATCCCTAATTTCTTTAATCTTGAGTTTTCGCTATGTAAAAACTCAATATAATGGTCATATGGCAGCGTCTCATTCTTTTCCTTTTGAATGTTTTTATAAGCTGTATAGACTTTTTGACCAATTTCATCACTGAGCGCAACTTGCCTTTGATCCAAATTTGGAGTCCATAAAGATTTGTCTAAAGCAGCTTCATGATTGAGTAAAACTAAGTGCTCGCCTCTGTTCATTTGAAGCGTTGTATAAATTGGCTTATCAAGCTTGCTATTAGCATTTTCTGCTACAAGTTCCGCTTGCTTAGCAGACTTATAAACTGCCACAGCCCCTTCCTTTGTCCGTGCTACAAGTTCGCTAATCTCTGGCGCTCTGCTCGACGGCTTATCACCTTTACCAGTTGCTTTTTCCTTAACCCATTTAACGTATTGTTTATCTAAATGTAGGCTTGCATTTCGTTTAATTGAATCACCAAGCTTTTTATATCCACGCTTGGATAGCTCATGGCCAATATCAATCCAAGTATCTGAACTCAATCTATAATGGGGATACTCGACATAAGGAATTGATGCGTTTGAGACTATAGATTCAACCGCACCTTTAGCATCCCGCTCATCACGTGAAGCTCTATTAAGAATACGGTCTAATGTTTCGACTTCTGTACGTGCTGAAAGCTTTGTTAAGTGTTTAATTTCACCTTTTTCCAAGCCCTCGGCAATGTTGGCCATTGAATTGGCGATAGCCATTTCATAGTTAGCTTTTTGCTCCGCACGCGCTGCTTCACCTGCTCGTTTAGGGGTGTTTGTCTTACGTTCCTGATTTAAGCTTGCGGTCGCTTTTTCAATAAGCTTCTGTGCACGTGTACGTAAACTTTCTGCAGTTCGGTTTTCAGGTTGCTCTTTATTTTCAGCTTCAATTTGTTGATCTAAAGCTGCATCAAGATCAAAGGATTTAGAACTATTTTCTTGGCCAGAAACATGGTCCATAAATGAAGATGCACTTTCTTTATTATCAAATACAAAGCCAGTAACCGCGCCACCGCCTCTATAGTTTGAATAGTAACCTCCAAGTTCCCTAGCCTTAGTTCTTAAAGCGGCAAATTCATCGGATCCTGTACGGTCATTTAGCTGTACAGTCCAAATATTATGACCTTTCTTGGTGTGCTTACCTTCAAAAAGTGTTGCAGCATTATCTTTGGCCACTGACTGACTAGCCGCTTGGAATTGTTTTGCCTTAATAGCCGCACGTTGTGCAGCTTCATATTCGTTACGGTCAGATTCAGCCTTTAGATCATCATAATTTTTTTGCTGTTCCTCAGGTAAACCTCTATACCAATCTTTAAAATTTGTTTTGCCTGAGGATCTAAACGAATTAACAAAATCATGAAGTGTTTTAGGGTTTTCAATACCGGCTTTTAGCTTTTCACGTTCAGCTTGATATTCTGCAATTCTTTTCTTCTGCTCTGCCAAATAATTGGTGAACTGTTCCGGGGTCGCTTGCTCGATATGGTCTTCATAAATTCGCTGTCCAGTACCACGTTTATCCCCGTAAACGAAGCTATCAACATCGGACGCAAAGTTAAGTGACTGGTAAAGACGATCAACAACCTTATTGACAATGACGTCCTTCTTTTCGTTCTTATAACGTTCACGGGACCAATGATCTAATTCATCTAATAGGCCTGCTTTAGTCTTCTTGCTTAGTTGCTGCCGTAAAGCTGGCTCATTATCGAGTATGTTTTTATATGACGCTTTAACGTCATCAAGTGTCAAAGTTTCATCGGCATCGTTTAAACGTTGTTTAACAGACTGAATGCTTTCAAAAAGATCAGTATTATCTGTCACAGGCTGCACTGGATCAGACTTGGCCATTGATACTTGCTCAGGTCTTTCAACCTGCAGTAAATCAGGATTGGCTTTAAGTTTTGGCGCTAAGATCTTCGGATTAATCGTAGTCTGGCCTTTCTCGTCTCCAACCGTGATACTTGTTTTGCTGACTTTAAGCACCTTTACGGGTTTACCTGCAGACACATATTCGTGATTTTGTGAGAAGGTGAGAATATCACCAGCTTTAATATCTGCAGGCTGAGTAATAGTCGTTTTGGTCGTTACTGGCTGGTCGGATTTTGATTTATTGGCTAAATCTTCTAACGCATTAATAAGTGAAACGGCTTTTTTAGGATTATGTTTTACATGCTGGATAATTTCCTTTTTCGCGTTCTTCAAAGTGATATTTGCACGATCCGCATAAATTTGTGCTGCATCATCACTCATTGAAGAAAAAAGGTCATTTGCCTTTGCTTTTTGCTCATTAAATTCAGCTTTTCTTTGAACCCTTTTATCGGCAGCTAATTGGGCTTGATCAGCTTTATATTTATCTAATTCAGCATCAATGTTGCCCCGTTTTGATAATGGGACGTTTAGAACTCCATGATCTAAGGGTTGTAAAGGTTCTTCCTGCTTCGGTTCGCTAGGGGTTACGGCTTCATCTGAATGCGCTTTCGGATGGACCTCAAACAAGCCATCAATAGGTACAACCTCATGAGAATCATTTAGGCCATTTTTGCGAATGTACTCATTAGCCTTAGCTGAATTGCTAAATGATTTGATCTGTTGCGTTGGTTCAGGCTGTACTTCTTGAGGCTGTTCTTGTGCTGGTTCAATAGGTTGAACTGGTGACTGTTCTACATGGTCTGCAGGCCTGTTTTGCTTGGCCATATCAGCATTGGCCACAATTTCACCGACTTCGCGCAGTACGTCTGCACGTGGTCGGCCGCTTGCAATTTCTTCGTTGATAAGCTTAGGTTTGAGACTTGGATTATTTAAATGAGCATCAGCAAAACGTTCAGCAAATGGGATCTTGGGTTCATTTTCAGCGTTTTGGCCATCAACTGACTGTGCTTGCTCATTTTGCTCAATTGGTTGTTGAATTGGCTGTACAATAGGCTGCTCTGCATTCTGTTGAATAGCTTGATCTGAATTAATGATACTCGCTGGTGTATAACCGAAGTCAGATAGCTCAGGTTCGGTTTGCTTTTGAATATGATCATTTACGATACCGCTTAAAGTAGGTTTAACCGGCTCATGCTCATCTTGGAAAGGTAACTCTTGCTCAATAACCTCTGATTGGCTAGGTTCTGTAGGCGCTTCTTGTTGCTGATCAATAACGCCCAATGTATCAGGGTTAATTTGCGGGTATGGGGTGGTTTGATAATCAAAAATACCCTCTTGGCCATTTAATGCTTGATCATTAATTACTGGCCGTGGTGGATTTTTTAAATCACCCTTTCCATAAACTTGTTCAAATTCTTGCTGTTTAGCAGCTTTCAGACGCTCAGCATTTTCTTGCATTGTTTTAAGACGTGACTCACCAACGTATGTTGGGATTTGATTTGCATCTACTGCAGCTTTTTCTTCTTTAGGCGTTGCCAGCTTGCTTATGAAATAAGGCGCTTCTACACCATGTTGGCCATAGGTGCTTGCAAGATCTTGTGCACGTTTTTGAATAAGTTGTAAGTCGCTTTCAGCTTCAACAATAGCCCCTTGTTGACCACTTTGCATAGCTTCTGACAATCTAGCACGGGCTTTAGCTTCATCACTTCTTAAAGTATTAGTTTCATTCCTTAGGGTCTTGGCCACGTCTTTGGCCAAAGCTGTAGGAGAATGGCCAGCGGCAGACTGTAGGCCACCGCCCATGATTGCCCCCATAAGGCCTTCTTCAACAAATGACTGACCAACCTTTTTATAATCTACTGGTTTACCACCGATATTCGCTGACGCTGCTTGTGATCCATATTCACCGATAGCGCCTTGTAAGCCTTCTTCAATACCCTGCTTGGCCACCATACCTGCAGCGGCCTTATTTGCTGCATAGCTGGTGTCGGGTAATAGTTTGGCTAGACCACTACGTTGTGTTGCATTAAGTTCATTTTGAATAAGCTTTGAGTCTAATTTTCCACCGCGCGCAGCTTTGGCCAGTGCTGAATTAGGCATCTTTTTTAAGATCCCCGAACCTAAAACTGCACCAGATGGCGCAATCAGATCCATAGCTGTCATCATTGAGCCGTATTTGTCTGCAGCATTCTCAGAAAGCATATCAAGCGTATCTGCATGAGCCTTAGCGCGGGCCTGATCAATACTCATTCCAGCGTTATAGTTCTCATTAAATTTTTCTTCGTAAACTGGATTGCCTTGCAACATCTCCCAGCTTGGAAAATCTCTCTGCAGGTTTTCTAGTGAACCTTGTCTTACTTCGCCATAGTTTTGCGTATGCCCAACGCCAGTACCTACAGCTAACCCAACATAGGGGGCAATCGCTTTCATGCCTACACGCGATGCTAAAGCTGTGCCACCTGCAGCCGCACCCATAGGTACAATCATTGCTGGTGTAGATTGCACCGCGCCTAACGCTAACTGTTGAGCTTTACCACGCTTACCAGATTGAATTTCTTGTTGTTCAGTAGAAGCAGATCTTGCAAATTGTTTTGCATTCTTTGCTGTATGGTTAGCTACTCGATCAAGTACAGTCCCTTTCTCATTTTCACCCAAATCATTTAAGAAGCGTGCACCGCTAGATACCATGGTATTAGCACCTTGGCCGAAGGCGTTGCCGATGCTATCTGCAGTAGATCTAATCGTCTCCTTAATGATTGGTGCATAATTGACTTTGCCACCTTTTGAGGCCTCACGTTGTGCACGTTCAGATCTTAGATCCTTTTCGGCTCCGCGTGAGTTCTGGCCATCTTTGGGTAAAAAACCAACCTTCATCATGGGTTCATTGGTTTTTGCCTGCCAGCGCTTCATAGCGTTAGTAATATCGGTGTCATTCGCACCCTTTTGCACTAAAGCAGGTCTAATCTGCTCCCGAAATATGCGTTCTCTTTCATTGAATACTTCATGTGGTTTTAGGCCCTTATCGACTGCACTCTCGACAAATGACTGAAATGACTGATATGGATTCACAGTAAATTCCTCTAATCAAAGGTTATTTACTGCCGTTGCGGTGCTAAAATTAGACCAAAAAAAGAAATATATAATTTTCGTCTAGTATGACATTAACTAGCTTGTTTTGCGTAGGTAAAACGGTGTTCCGTTTTGAGGGCTTGCATTATTTAATGCTTTTTGTAGGCCTTCGGTCATGAAAGGATTTATAACTGTTCCTGTTTTTGGTGTTGGCTTTTGTGCCGGCTTAGCTTCTTCAACACTACCCGAAATGATTTTATCAATATCATCGCCGCTCATGGTTGCTTTAGGTCTGTTAGCTTCTGCCTTCTGTCTGGCCGTAACATTTGGTTTATTAATCCATTCACCAGCCTCGGCTAGACTTGATGCTCCTGTAAGCTCAGCAGCTTTTTGTAAAGCGTAGCCTTTAAGTTGCTGGGGTGTCATCAATGCACCTTTTTCCGTGGTCGATACAGAGTTTAAAACTGCAGAATAAACATCGTTAAAAGCTTGGGCACGTTTAGCAGTTGATGTGGCTGTAGTGAATTTAACAATTGAATTTTGAGCGGATGACAACCCACCAATTAAACCAGCGGTGTTTTTGGCCAAACCAAGTTCTTCGGCCATTTTCGTGGCAACGGAATGCACATTTTTATTTACGGTAGACGTCAAACCAGTGGCAAAATTAGAACGGTTTTTTGTCGGTTGTGCTGGTTCTTGCTGAGGCAAAGGGTTGCCCGAACCGAACGTTTGATCAAATGCCCTTGCTCGCTCTTGATATTTAGGGGGTATTCTAGCTTCCCAACTAACCCCATCCTTTTTCGCTTGGTTCATCCACTTTTGTACTTCACCAGCACCAGCATAGTGAGCTATTGCAGCCGCTTTAGAGTCACCCCCTAAAAGTCGTTCATTATAGCCTTGTAACCACACTGTAGCCCTTAGCGCATCCTCTGGTGATTTGTACGCATCAATACCTGAGTTTTTTAAAACCATATCACGTGTACCTTGCGTAAACTGTCCCGCACCTCTTGCCGTGCTTTTTGGATCATAAGACGGCAATAACTGACCATTAGGTCCATAGTGTTGGCCCTTCGATTCTTGCTGTATGGTAAATCGCGCATAATCAAGGGGTGAATAGTTTCCCCCTTTGCCACCACTCTTTGAGTCGGCTGCATATTTCTGGCCATCTACAGTTACATTCGTTCTGTAATTCTGTTGGTCTTGGCGGTATTGCTCCAGCATTGAGTCATACCCAAATTTTGTACGCCCCAACTCAAGTTCATTGTTAAATTTATTATTATCTTTCTGCATATCAATCATGGCTTGAATGCCAATTTTTCGCAGGTCAAAGGCATTTTTACGTTCTTCCTCTGCCTGTTTAGCTGCAGCACTTCTCGCAGTTTCATAATAAGCTGTCGGATCTATTTGCTGGTATGTTGCACTAATAAAATCATCAATGCCTACCCCTTTTCTAGCCTCCTTAATGACAGCGCCAGTTTTTCGATCAACAAGGTTAATCGTTGCGGTATTAGTCTTAGGATCTACCACATAAGATAAGGCGTGATTAGGATCAAAACCTTCTCGCCCAATATTGTCAGAATTAGCTGTGTCAATGTATAGCTTTGCAGCGGCATCAATATTGTTTGCTTGCTTGAACTGTTGATATTGTCCAATTTTCTGACCAAGTAGCTCGCGTCTATTGGCTTCGGCCATTGCCTTAGCATTGGTATCAAGGGTCTGCTGATTCTGCTTTACAGCTTGATTGTGTAATTCGAGTTTTTGGCGGTCTGCTTCGTCCTGCCGTGCTCTCTCATAATCACGTTGCTCCTTTTCCTTTTGTTCTTGCTTAAAAGTGCTATATCCAGCCAACACCCCAACGCCTGCCGCGCCCCAATCAATTGACATATCTACCTCCTATTAACTTAAAAATGAACCCGACATTGCAGGCGTTATGCCTTTTGTATCGTCATAAATCACACCGCTACTTACGTTTGTGCCGTTTACTTTCAAGCCTTGTGTTGCATTTCCAATGTCTGAAATTGGTATGGTTGTGGCAGGTTTTTGAGTGTTTTGATTCAATTGGCCAAGCACCCCTTGAGTGATTGTTGAAAGTCCTCCTGCTATAGCCTGACTGCTATTTTGTTGTTGCTGGCCAGCACTATTACTTAATGTATTAGCCAAACTACTCATTGAGTTCGTAACAGCATTTTGAGCACCTGAAATTAGATTTGTACCCACTTGATACACACCAAAACGCCTATTCCAAGTCTGATCAGATGCGTTTTTCCTTTCGGTATTTCGTGCATGTGTGACATTACCTGCAGTCGCAACTGCCTGATTCAAAGCAAGTTGACGATTAGCTGAATCTGCCCGCCCACTGTTAGGATTGATACCCATACGTTGTTGCTGGTTTTCTAAAGCAGTTTGAGCATTTTTAAATGAAGTAGCTGTATCTGCAGACGCCTCGGCAGTAACACGTCCTAAATCTGGATCTACCCCTTTTTCAGCATCGGCAATAACTAAATCGATTAATCCCCCGTACTGATTTTGGTATTGTTCACGGATTTTCTGTGCGTACTCAAATTTTTTGCGCTCAAGTGCTAAGGCTTCTTTTTGGGTTTTTCGGGCAGATCTATTACCAGCCAATCCTCCGACCATACCAATTACGCCAACTCCTACGGCAACCCAACTCATAAGTTCACCTCCAAGCTATTGGCCAGCCTGAATTTCTGAAATTCTTCATCCGGAACAAGTAGCTCTTTGCGTATTTCATCCAGATCAGTAAGCTTAGTGTGGTGAACGGTCTGAAAAACTAGATCTTCTTCAATGACAAAAAGACGTTTAGCCCCCATTGGCGATACAAATGTTTGGCCACCCTTAATTTCAACTTTTCCGTGCTCTGAATAAATGGTCGCGCGGCCCGAAATGACCGTACAAATATGTTCAGTCTTATGCATTTCTCCAATGATCACCGAACCTGCAGGCGCATACATCTCACGCACGTAAATATTGGGCGCAAAATAGTGCTTAATAGGGGGATCAATTAACGCAGAAGGATCTGCATTAGCGATAATGTGGTTTTGCAACTGATACAGGCAGTCAACGAAGTCTGCACCAGTTAAGCTGCTTAAAGTTTCATGAACATTTACGAGTTCATTCATATAACACCTTCTTGAAAGTAGGTGTCCGTTGCGGTGCTAAAATTAGCTAAATTAAGTGATTAATTATTTTTTAAATAAGTATAAGTGAAGTAAGCAAAAATCCCACTTCTTATAAATAACTGCAGTCAACGAATAGAACATCATATTTTGTTCCAAATGCTGCATCTAAGCCGCTGGAACCCCTGACATTACCAAGATGCATATATGCGCCAGAAGTAGCGGCAATATTATAATGTAGTGTTACTTTTGCCCCATTTCCGCTACCAATATCAAGCCACTCACATGCAAAGTGGATGGCCTTATAATAGGCATAATTTCTATACATCCATGATTGGGGTGAGACACTTAAACACATCCCTACTGATTTAATACCTTTAAAGAAAGTTTCATAAACTTGCTGTGGTTCCTGACTAAACATTTGATCATTAGTTAATGTTGCAGTAGCCCGACCAATGACTTTAAGTGGCCTGAAATCGGAATGAAAAACGGTTTCCCCTTTCTCATTTAAAACTTGCAAACCATAACCACTTCCTTTAGATAGATCTACAAAGCCAAATTCATATATATAGCATGGGCTTGTAACTCTTAAAGCATATGTTCTATTTGGGCCAAAAGACCAGATATAAGGTTTTGGGTCCTTACCCATTGGTCTAAAGACATACCAACAATCTTTTTTGATTGGTACATCTAGGAAACTTCCTTTAAATTGATCTTGAGTTACAGTAATGGTTCGTAGTAAAAAAATATTTCGGTATTTTGAATCGATTTGAACATAACCATCCGAATTAATTACCCTAAAACCATATTCATCGGCCATTAATACACTCCTACCATCACATCAATATCTAAACATGGATAATCCCACCGAATATCGTTTTGGCGCCACCCTGGGCTAAACGCGACAAATCCAACCAACATAGTTGTTGGACTTGTCATTTCGTAATAAATCCGCGTTGGCATAGAAAGAAAGCCATTACAGTTCCCAACGTCACCGATACAGAAGTTAAAGTTTTTTGCTGAAACAAAAGGTGTTCCTTTTAAAAACTCCTCACTTTCAACCGTAACTGACCCCCTAATATCAACTAATGTTCCGTTTGGCCATCGTGTAGGTGCATCTATTGGAAAGGCTATCGTACCCGTGTAAATAATTCTGGTAATCCTATCGGTAATATCTAACGTAAGGTTGCCGCTAGGATCCCAGCAGCGGCAACCATATAGAGCTTCTGTCATAATTCTAAGTTACCTATTTGAACTCGTTTAACTCCATTGTTATCAAAGGACTTAATGAACTGATCCGCAATTTCTATACGGGCACCTGTTTCACTTGTCCGTAAGTGGCCAATTGTTGCAGTAATGGAACTTAATGACTGAAATTGGCCACGGGCTGCTTCAACAATATTGGCTTTCATTCGGTCTGCAGCAATATCACCCGAAGTAATCTTATCAGCGCCTAAATTGCCAATTTTGGCACTTTGAATAGATCCATCTTTAATGATTGCTGTATTCATGATTACGTTGTTTCCATCCACGATGAACGGAAAGGTTTTTTGCATTTGTATCGCTTGCAACAAAGAATCTTGAAGAATAAACACCAAATTCAGTTTTAACTTGGCCATTCACCAACTCTGACGTAGTACCCCATCCAGTTGCGATACCATTGTTATTGATTAAGAAGGTTGCAACCCCTTTTACACCATCAACAAACTTTTTCTGTTCGGTTAGTCCAATAGCCTTGTCGCCAAATGTACTTGTTAGAGTGTCTATAACACTTGTATATGCTGTTTTTTCGGATGCGTATGTAGTTTTGAATGTCTCAAGATCGGCTAAGTTATCTGCGTCCTCAATATCAATAAAATCAAGATCTACTTCGCCTGCTTGAGCAGAATAATTGCCAATAAAAACAGGGGTAAAGAAAGCTGCTTTATTTGCGAATGTTTTTGGATTAGTAAGCGTTCCAGCTCCGCTACTTGCACCAGCAGATCTACCCTTGAAATATGCAACACCAGTTACCCATGTACCCAAGGCAGGTGCAGCGCCAGCCACCACATAATGACTTGAACCGATATCTCCATTTATGTAATTAGAGTCTGTAATAAATGCAGTTTTTGCGGCATTAAAACAGGTAGCCCCCACATAAACGACACCAGCACCAGACACGCGACGATAACGGTATTTAATCCGATACATTTTGTTTTCATCAATTGGTAAAGTAGCAAACCAATTCAACCATACTTCATCGTTTCCAGAATTATCACCCATTCGTATTGCAAAACCACCACGACAAGTTTGATCTTCTATTAATCGCATTCCAATTCTTGAACCACTAGGAGTTCTATTTATCCAGTCTTTCTCAAATGTAGTCTGTGCCGATGTCATTATCGATTGGCTATTTGCGCTGTACAGCGCAGACATTCTTTCTGTCGTTGAAGCGAAAGCCTCATTTAGTTTGGATGAAGTAATGTAATCTCTTTGAATATCAGCAACGGAACGTGCGGCCGCTCCTGCAACATCCTGAGCTTTGACGATTTCAGCAAAAATAGGTACTGGTACAAGTGACGAATTATATTGAATTGGTTCAATAGATTGTCCCAAAGCTGTGAAAAACTCAGTTTTAATAAGTGGTGTAATCGTTTTATAGTGTGAAATATCATATCTCGCCCCACCCCGTAAAAAGACGACTTCAATAGAAGCATTAGACATTTGCCTGATATTTATTAATGGTGATTGTGGAGTCCAGCTATACGAGAATTTTTCAATAATTCTACTTTCTGCTTGAGTACCCCATCCATTGGCGGTAACACTCCACTCGCAGTTTAAACCGAAAGTTCGAGAGCCATGC